GTCTGTGGCTTCCAGCTTCATGCCGACCTCAATGGGGCCAGAAATATTGCGGCCAAGTACCTTGCCAGCCTCGCTACATGTGGGACTGGCGGGCTCAATGTCAACGAGCCTATCGTGGAAGAATTGTGTCCGCATGGTTCTACTCACAAGCCCCTCGCTTTAGCTATGGGGTAGTTGACCACCTTATAGTATTTTCTCTAGTCTCTTCTGCCCTAGTCACTATGTGCGATTGTGGTTTGACCCAGTAAACAACCAAATTGCAGTAGCAGAGAACATCTACAAGACAGGACTTGGGGTTCGTTCTGGAGTAGGCCAAATCTTAGTTGCACAAGATGAGGCACCAGTCATCATCTCTAATAAGAAGACCTTTATGATTTGGTAGAAGGAATTGACCTGGTGAGCTTGAGATGAGGGTAGGTTCTTGACAGGAACTCACTGCGTGCAGTGGAGGTTCACCCCGAGGTTCATTGACAGGTTCACCATTTCCATGATACTGTATAAGTATAGTTGAACAGGAGAGATACACGATGGCTAAGAAGAGACGAGGGCGAGCAGTAGGAGTCAAGGGCTACTCCTACATCAGAAAAGGTAAGCGGGTCACCGTCACGGGTTACAGGCGGAAGCGCCCGAAGCGGTAAGCATACTGAGAAGGTCTACAAGGGGAGATAACTCATGGCTAAACTCACAAAAGCACAGCGGTCAGCAGCGGCAAAGAAGGGCTGGAGGGCTCGTAGTGGAGGAAGTAAAGTAACGAAAAGGTGTGCAGGGTATGTGCAACCGGGGTTCTATCGTTATGGAGAAGACCGGCGATGCAAGAATAAAGCAAAATATCCTCTTAGTAAACCTAAGTGGTGTGGTGTTCATTATGTAAGAGGAGCAGAGAGGTAGACTCATGGCTAAACTAACCAAAGCCAAACGATCAGCAGCGGCGAGGAAGGGTTGGAGAACCCGACGAAGAGTTATATTCCGGCAAAGTAATCCTACAAAACCTGTGAAGTACCTAGGCGTCACTATCCACGGAGGTCCAGGTGACTATTGGGCTTACTGCCTAGGTCAAGACATATACACGAAAACTCTCGGCTCTATGAAGAACAAGATCCACAGAATGCAGTATGCTGGGATACCAAGAGTAAGTTCAAGGAGGTGGTAGCATGTCTAGGCGAAACCCAACTCGTCTCAAAAGGGTGCTGGTGAGTGTCAGGGGGCATAAACGACACGTCAAGAAGATCAGGAAGAAGAAGTAAGCTTCTCCTTTCTGTCTAGGAAGTGTGCCAGTGCCTTACTATTACTGATTTTATCCTGATTCACCTTCGGGGAAGTCCTCGTTTGAGCTTTCCTCGCTTGTCTCGGGCATCCCCATCGCTATAGCGTCCATGCACTTATCAAGTAACACTGTCTCCCATGGGAATAATTCTCTTGAGTAAGGCCCGAATTCTACCCCGTCAAACTCTTCTTCTCCGTCCTTCTCGTAGAAGTAGAATCTTATAGGGACGCGGACCTCGATGACCTCCTTGTAGTGGGTGGTGGGAAGGCTAGTAACGATAGCGGCAAGAGAGGGTGTAGGTTCGCAATCTTCTTCATGGGACATCTGCATGCTACTCCTTCACTATCGGCTTAACCTTCTTGACCATATACTCTTTCCTGGTTCCGCTGTCAAGCATCACAAGCACTCGCTCTCCATAGGCAACGAAGCCTATTACAGTTCCGTAGATGCGATCTCCCTTGTTTTCTATGTAGACCCTATCCCCAGCTGTCATGTTACTCACTATCTCCCTAATTCCTACCCGGAGTTCCAACTGTGTCTTTTTGCTTGTTGAGGCGCCCACGTAACTTCCTTGATAGCTGGCTCGCTTTCCAGTTGTTTGACCCGGATGAGTTCTTGAACACGTCCTTCTTGCCACACTTTAGACACACCCCCTTTGAGGTTGGCCCATTGGGTGGCTCAATGATAAATATGTGTCTACACTGAGGCTTGCACACCTGTCAACTCCTGTGTCACCTTGAATATATGTCTATGGGGTAGGTGACAGTGACCTGATATTTTCTCACCCGGGCAATCTCTCTTGAGACAAGTAGGCCCAAGCTGATACCTTCCGCCAAACCGCTGGGTGAGGTATTTGAGGATATCGGAATCCTTCAATGAGCCATCACCTGCTGCGCTACCGCCCACGTCGCCTGAACTATGGCAACATGCGTCTCACCCTTAATTAGCTCTGTACCCAAATTGCCGTTATCATCGTATACCAGCACACCCTTCTTGCTGATCTCAACCACAAGACCAAGGCTACATATCCAGGTTATGCACGCCACCGTATAGGCGGCATTGAGGGCGGTGATAAAGAGGACGTTTTCGCCTGGCAGGTAGACTGCACCCATCCTCTCGAATTTCTCCAGCGCATCCAATATCTCAGACAACCCTTCTATCAGCGGCACCTCATAGTTAGTCACTTGGTCGCCTATTTCATCGGGGCCAGCCGATGCTATTTTGGTCAGCGCCGCCAGCCCACGGCGCACGTCCTCGATGCTCTCGGGCTGGCAGTCCTTGCACTCGCAGTCCTCTGTGTGCTCATCTGATGGGACTCTAGGGTGGCTAGTCATCGCTCTCCACCTCCTTATGTTTGCAAGTTGCTTCCGTGAACTCCGTTAAATCAGTGAGCGACTCCCCACAGGAAGTGCATAGGGGATTGACTACCCATTCACCCTCCTTATTTATCTCGGATACAAGGATGAAAGTGTGGTTGCCACACTCACCCATAGGGGGATTGCATAGCAATAATTGTTTAGTCATCACTCTTCTCCCCTGCCACCCGCTTCGCCGCCTCTTCAATATCGGACAGTCTCTTGGTGTTTAATCCTAGTAGAAACCACCAACAATGCCCGTTTGGGCAGGTGCGGTTCTCTACCAAACCTCCGGAAGCAGTAATGATGAGTTTCCCTCCGCACTCAGGACATACCCACCGAACGACCTTCCATGTGTCTTCGCTGAATTTAATTGACATCAGTTACCTCCCCTGCTACCCACTTCGCCGCCGCAAGCATTGGGTGGACATTTTCTATCTCCATATTCTGTATGCAGTCAGGGCAAACAAGTAGTTTGACATCCACCCGCTTGCCGTTTACATATTGAAACTTAACCCAATGCCGAACTATGGATTCCTTCTCACAGAAGCCACACAATTTACGCATTTCCTACCACCTTCCTCGCCGCCGCGAACACGGCTGCGTATGTGAAAAGGCAGTCTCTATCGGCAAAGTTCTCTATTATACGACTCAACAGGTTGCCGCTTTTCTCTTCCATAGCGTAGTCCATAATGACCACGACCGCCGTGTCTGTGGGCACCGGCAGCCAGCTGCGACCTTGGCAGTATTCACATTTCCCCGTCCATATATGGCCACCTATCTCAGTTACTTTATATGTCCCTCTCTGACAATTCATGCGACATTTAGCTCTCAGCGTCCGCCCGTCTCTGGTACGGATGCGAGGGACCTTGCCCGTTGGCTTGCCGTTCACCATACAGGTCTCACACGGCATCGTTCCGTCACCTGGATATCCAGGAGTAGCAGCAACCAGACCGCTACCCCCGCACCCAGGGCAGTCGTTCATCGGGGTTCCTAGTTCTATGATCTCCTTGCTATGATCTGAGGGCATTGGTCAGTACCTCCTTTACCACTGCATGTCGCTCTTTACTACTTGATCCCATTAGCAACGCCCGCAAGCTGACCCGCATACTTTATAATCATCTTCCGAGCCAGTGTCATCTGCTTCCTCGTTAGGGTGTTCCCGTGACTTAGATACCACCGAGCAAGGGAGCTGAGGAGTTTGGAGTCAACCGAGTTGAAACCCACCCCATTGAGATGGACAGTGGACTCGGAGGCCTTCTCATCAGAGGTCTGCCTCTCATAGAGTTTAGCCAGAGATCGCCCTACCATGAGGTCACTTTTCACGAGGAGAATCTCGATCTCCTCCTTTGTCCAGGTTCGCGTTGCAGTGGTCATCTTGTCTCCTTCTATGAGACCTATGAATTCCTCTATGCCCGCATCCACTGCGTTAGGCAAAGATGCCGGGGTTCCACTCATCTCTTCCGTCTGAAGTGAGGCAGACACACTTGCTCTCTTCTCCGTAGCTCTTATCTTCTTCACCGCATCTATTGCCTTCTCCTCTGCAGCTACCTTCTTTTCTTCTTCCCTTGCAAGTTCTGCTAACCGTTCTGGCTCCTCATCCCACAGGTGATGAGTGTTGATCTCATCGGCGTGTGGGTGTGAGTGACTCACGTCCTCATGAACTGGTCTACCTGAGGGGTTGACCACCTCATGGGTGTGTTCGTGAGTGTGGTCTGTCATCAGCTTTTCTCCAGTCTAACCTACTCGACTGAGAAGAACTGGTGAACTAACTCCCTGTAGGCTTCTATCATGTCCTCATCTAGAAACCATAGTTTGCCTGTCACTAGGCTATTGTAGATTCTCCTCATCTCGATCACCGAGTCCGCATACTTCGTCTTCGCCATCGCTTCTCCAGGAGAATACCCCCTAGTGCGTGCCGACTTCTTGAGCGCCTTGTTCAGGTAGTGGATGGAATATATCCTCTTGTCACGATACATCACCGGCCCACCAACACTGACATACCTTCCATCTTTGAAACTAGCTAGCAGCCGCGGCGATCCTCCATACCCTTTACTCGTCCTTATACTATAGTTCACTTCTTACCTCCTTATATGTGTTACATATACATCATACACACATAACCTGTAGTTGTCAATACCCTGTGTTATAATACTTACATGCGAAGAGTGAATCCCATAGTCGGCCTGCTCGGGAACCTAGCCCTAGAGTATCTCGGTGTTGGCGGGAATAGTTCCCAGTCCAGGGAAGAGTACCAGGAACCCGAGATAGGCGAATCCCTTTCCATTCGAGCATTACGACGCAAGACAGGTTCTGTCACTGTGCTCATTGGGAGTAGAGAGTCTGGGAAGTCAGTTTTGGGGTATCGGTTAGCTGAGCTCCTTGGTCGTCCCGTGTATGCGGTATCTCCTGAGCAGCACCCTCCAAGTGGAGTGGGAGAGCTGGATTTAGAGGACATAGCTGAAGAGCCTCCTCCTAGGAGCACCTTGTTTCTTGACGACCTCCCGGCCTATATGGGGACGAGGGATTATGGTTCCAAGTTCGTCCGAGTAGTAGAGAAAATAGTACCGGTTGTCAGACACAAGCGTAAACTCCACCTTATATTCAGCACCCAAATGTCATCAATGAGCGACAAATACGTCTTGGACGCCGATTTAGTCATTCTTAAACCACCTTCAATCATGTACCGGGACCTTGAGAGAGCTTCTGTGCGTCGGGTGCAGGACAGGATTGCTCATCTCTGGGCAGGCAAGACTGAGCACTGGGTGCACCGGCACTGCTATGTGCTCTCCCATAGGGAGGAAGGGCTCTTTCGGGTTCAGAAGGCATCATTAAGGTCTCCTGACGAGAATATCACTCAGTAGTCTCTCGGATTATCTTAGCAAGGTTTCTACTCGTTTTGTACTTGGATGAACTCACTTATGTTGACATCCCACCAAAATACTTATCCATTTCCTCTACACAGACAAGTTTTACGTCTAGATTATCCTGTAGTCTTGCTCTAGCAGCTTCCTCATAGGCGCTCTTCACAAAGCTAAAGGCTATAATATAACCAATGGTCTTGTGCTCTCTCCTGATGGCCGTCTCAAAGTTGTCTACAACGTTCCTACCGACTCCCTCCGACTGCTTAACTTGAACTGGTTCTCGTACCATGAAGGTGTAGCCGTCAATTCCCATGTCACCAGACTTCTTTGCGCTTGGCAATCCACCAATACGGTCTATAACCCAGTTCTGGAACTGGAAGGGATCAAGTGCTTTGAGTTCGTCAATCGTCTTTGGTGCCCCGATAATGCGGGCATCACTAGCGCCGATTCCATTTAGTCTGTTCCGCATAAGAGTACACGCAACTGGTGAGACATCAATACCGATCCATTTTCTACCAAGTTGATGGGCCACTGATAGGGTGGTACCACAACCGCAGAAGAGATCAAGTATAGTATCACCCTTATTGGACGAAGCCTCGATAATACGTCTTAGCAATGCTTCTGGCTTCTGGGTAGGATAACCAGTTCGTTCCTTAGATGTTGTTGAAAGAAATGATATTGGCCATACGTCAGTTAGCATTCTTCCGTCAGGATGGAACCCCATTCGACCTTCAACATCTGGTGTTGCGTAGGGCTCTCGCATCACGTTGAAGGTGTAGCTATCAGTCTTTGTATAGTAGAAGATATTATCGTGTTTCCTAGCAAACCGGCGTTTTGAGGCACCTCCACTTGCATAACACCAAATAATCTCGTTCTGAAAGTTGTTCTCCCCAAATATCCTATCCATTAGTATCCTCAGGTGAGCATTGGCGTGCCAATCACAGTGCAGATACATTGACCCAGTATCCTTCAATACTCGGTAGCACTGCCAGAGCCTCTCCTTCATCCACTCAATGTAGACGCTGATACCACCCTTCCAGCGATCGGAGTATGCTGTCTGCTCTGCCCCATCGCCCCAGATTATCTCGTAGTTCTTGTTGCTAAAGAAAGGTGGGTCGGCGTAGATTAGGTCAACCGACTTCTCAGGAAGCATGGACAATACTTCCAGGTTGTCTCCACAATAGATAAGATTGGTCTCTAGCTCCATTAGGAATCTCCTAGCTTTCTATTCAACTGATTGTCTTTCCTCTCCTCGAATTATTTTCTTCCTTTGCTCATCTGACATAGAAGCGTAAACTTGAGTAGTGGAGATCGAGGCGTGCCCTAACTGATCTCGTACTATGTCCAATCTTCCCGTTCGGTCTAGGATTACGTGCGCAGCCGAGTGACGAAATAAATGTGGCCAGGCAGGCTTATTCCGATACTCCCCTGTCCTAGGGTCTTTCTTGACATACCGGATACCAAGCTCAGCAGCTGCGGTTGTAACCATGCGCCACAGAGTGACCCGACTGAAGGGTTTACTCGGGTCCATCCGACTGGGGAATACCCACTCGCCTGCCTTGATATGAGAGGCTTTGCAGTGATCGAGGAGGTCCTGACATAGAGTGCTCTCCGGGAACAGGTAGATTCGTTTCAACGGGTGAGGAGCCACTGGTTGGTCAGGGGTCTTGCGTTTGTTCTGCTTGAAGTTGTGCAGGAGGATACAGTGATTCTTGAGGTCCACTCGCTCAGGGACAAGGCGAACGACCTCACCAGCCCGTCCACCTGTCTCCCAAAGGGTACGAAGCAGCAGTCGATCCTCCTCGGGTATGACGACCGAGAGCAGTGCTAGGACCTCGTCTGGTTTAAGGAATTCTGTTACTCGCCACTTGCTTTGAGTGGTCATCTACCTGCTTCCTCCTGCTATCTAGCCGTTCACTTTACCTGGTGTGGTATCACCGAGTAGGGTGCACAGGGGTTAGCTAAAGCTGATATACGGCTTCATAGGCCTCGATGCGACTTAGCCCTTTATCCTCGTACTCCTCCCTTAGGCGTCTACGTAGTTCGCGTCGGTGTGGCTTTAATTCTTCTAGGGCTTTCTCGTGCTCCTGTATTGCCTTTAGGACATTGACTAGTTCACGTTCAAGTTCATGGGTTATTGCCATGTCGCGCTCCTTCCTGCTATCTAACTGTTGTGTGCTGACTCCAAGTCCAAACCAGCGAGCCCATTGTGCCCCATCCACACCTTTACTTTGTCAGCGGAACCCCAACACTGACTGGGTGCCTCGTTGTAGAAGAACGAAACGATGTCGAAGAGGCGCTCGCGGTTGATCTCGTCTGCCCACATAAACGCCCCTTTCAGGTCGTTACATAACACCGTCTCCAGGAAACTTCCAACAGGTACACCGTGTTCGATGTACCGCTGAACCCCACCCCTGATATGCTCGGGTAACCTGCTATAATCCATCGTCATCCTCCTTGTTTCACTTGTTCCTTTCGCCGCTCAACAGCCTCCATTAGTCCTTTGTACTCATCCAGCAGCTCCGGTTCTTCCCAGTATTCAGGAATCAAATGTTCCTGGAACTGGATGTATACCCTGCACCCTTCGTTATCCCCCGCGTGAGCTTGAGCGTGGAGGGCGGTGTAAATGGCGTTCCGTATGATAGGGTTCAACTCTCTCATCTGCTTGTCTGAGAGGTTCTCTGCGTGGAAGTCTTCCATGGCATTACGAACGGTTATGGCTATGTATTTTGCTGTGGTCTTCAGATCATTACTCATTACGTCTCTCCTTGTGTCAATCTATCGAGCAGCTCCTTAATCTGGAATCAGAAGCTTGAGCGTGCGGTTGAGAACACGTGTTCCTTGCCTGTCCGTGGCGTACGTGTAGAAAGCCGCTGCCTCTTTGTCACGAATTAGTTGACCGCGTTTCAGCCGGAAGTTATACTCACCCCACAACTGATCCAGTGTCTTAATGGTGGGACTCTCGAAGGCATGACCATGCGCCCGTGCTTCCGCAATATATCGCTCATACCAGTTTCTTAGTGCTGTTGCCGTGAGTTCTATCTTGTCGTTGATTCTTGCCATCTCAAGCTCCTTTCGTTCTCCTACAACTTAACCCGCTCTCCATCATCAGTCTCAACCTCATAGCCGAGAATCGAACCATCATCCATTCGAAGCAATTCTGTCTCGTAAAGCTCCTCGATAGTGTCAAGCTGGATGCCAGCAACTGCAGACCAGTACCAGTTGAATACCCACCCGTACCAGACTCTCTGAAACGTCCCTAGTACGTAGTGATCGTTAATTATAGCTAGGTATATCTTGTCGGAAGATATCCTATCATCCTCACACCCGTCAGGGCGTTGACCACGCTCGTTGAGAGGAGCTAACTCAATGTGTTTTAGTTTGATGTCTTGAAGTGTCATTCCTTCTCTCCTTGTGCCACTCTATCGAGCATTCCCTCGAGTGGAAGATTTCAGTTGTCGAGCCCCTCTGTTCTCTCTGCACCTTCCGCGCACGAACATCTGACCGTGGCAGGGAGAATGTCTGCCCACATTGGGGACACACCAGCTCTACCTGATGCTCCAGGTATATTTCCCGATGGCAGGGACTGCATATAGTCCTAGAGCGTTTGGAGCGCTGAAACTCATTTCCGCATTTAGCACACACTGGCAATGGACGAGGAACCCTCCCCAGGATCTCATACACCCGCTGCCGGCTAACCCCTAGGCTACGGGCGATCTCGACCGGGCGCTGACCCTGTGCTCTCAGTTCTTCAGCACGGAGTCTTGTCGGTTTTAACTCGTCCATGTCCCTACTCTCCTTGCCCTCACTCGAGCCTCGAGTACTTCCTCGAAGCCCACGAATCGCCAGCCGTCTATTTCTCCCTGTGTCCTTCTATGTCTCATGACCGGCCTCAGTATGGGGAGTAGGTCCTTCTCACCTGCTAGGGTTACTAACACCTCCAGCATGTCCATCGGGAGTGTTGCTACTACTCTATCCTCGGGGCCCACTGCATCCAGTAATGACGGGACATCATACACCGAGTCCCTGTGCCAGGTAAGGCAATACTCACCCAGCATCTCCTTCAACTCCTGTAGGGCGCTGGTTGGAGGGGCATGTCTTGCTACCCACAATACCCTCTTCATGCTCCCTACCTCCCTTCCAGGTACTCTAGACCTGCAGCTATGTTTTCCAACTCATCCTCGTCGTTAATATTGACGACCAGATCACTCGGGTAGATATTGCTGGGAGATGTATTTACTAAGACACTGACATACCTCAGACCACTATCGTGCAAACGATGGGCAATTTCTGTGGTGTGGGCAGTGGAATTGCACTTCAAGGGGTACGGGCCATCGGGTGTCCCGTCACTGATTACTACGGCCCTGGTCCCTTCGAGGCTCCCGTGGAGAATGCTCTCCAGGTACAATAGAGCCGCGCAGTCTGGATTGCCTGATGGGATTCCAGTTAAGTTCCTGCATTTTGGTTGATGGTTATGCTCCAGCGGGACGATAAAGTTAGCTACACCGCTAGCGCAGAATCCGAAGACTGTTATCTCCGGGAACCGGGTCGCCAGTGCCCCAACCACCTGGAAGGCCAACCACCCCGAGCTCTTGTACTCTGTGAGATTGTGGCGATCACACCAACACCCCATACTGGAACTCAGGTCAACCATGACCACCAGCCTACCCCTTTTGATTGGGGGCCTGGCAAACACCTTAGTCGATCCATAGTTCAGGCGCCAGACCTCGGTGGTTGGGAACCCGGTGTAAACCCTCCGGGATCCTACCAGATCAGCCGTCTCATCCAGGGTGAACATCATCTTGGATGAGAGGTTGATGGGTTCTTGCTCGACGGTGAGATTCTCAACCGCGTGGTCGGGACTACTCTTCGGGGAGAACAGCTTCTCCTTCTTGCCGAGAATCCTTTTTGTCGTCTTATCCATCCTTTCGTTCCGCTCCACGTCCTCCTTAACCTTGGTCTTCATCTCTTTCAAGAGGCGTTCTGTTCTCTCCTCCTCGCCTGACTCACTGTACTCATCAGATGACTTCCCGCCCCCCTCAAACTCTCCCCCAGATCCCTCAGTCCCTGACCCACGACCTGCGTCCCGATTCGCAGCAGCGTCCATACCCTCATTATCCATCCCTTCACCACCGGCATCACTGTCACTACCACCGTCGCTGCTGTCGTTTGCGCGGTCGTTGTCCTCGCTTCCGTCCTTATCACCCTCGTCCTCACTACCACCGCCCTCACTACCTTCTTTACCCTCATCCTCCTCACCCTTCTCGTCGTCACTCTCGCCGCCGGTTATGTCATCTCCAGACTCTTCGTCCTCGTCAGACTTCGACTCGTCATCACTGCTCTCGTTGTTGTCCTCGTCCTCGTTATCGTTAGAACTTAACTCACCCCCCTCATCCTTGCTTTCCTCACCCTTTTTCTCATCACCATCAACCTTACGATCCAGGACATCCTCGAGAGTCTTGAGAAGGGCCTCACGAGCATCCCCCTCTTCCTTCCGATGACTCTCCTCCTCGAGACGCTTCTCTTCTTCCCTTTCCTTCAACCAATCCATATAGCGGGCAATCTTGAACGCCACTTCAACAGCAGCCATGCTATCCCTGCTTCTGGTTGCTGTCAGAATCTCATTTTCGAAGCGCACCATGGCGGCCTGGGTTATCGAATCCTCTACCGTGAGTCCTAGATCATAGACCAGGCTCCCAACTGCGTGGTGAAGGTTCTTAGCCTTCCCATCACCGACTTCCTTCTCAAGCATTTCCTTATGAGCGAGGAATAGGTCCTTACCGAACCATTCCCCACCCAGCCAGTCTATGCGCGCGTCTTCAATGATATTGGTCATCAGTCGGACACGCTCGTCACTAAGTGACACCCCCGCCACGTCCGCAACGTCGAATGGGGTGTACAGAATGTGGGAGGCCTCGTGGAGTAGAACTGGAAGTTCGTCCTCACTGGATAGCTTCACTACCCATCCGCCCTCCGTCTTGGCAACCGACGAGTCCTTCTCAGTCCAACTAACCGAAACATCCTCCAGGGGTGACCCGGTCAGGATCGAGAAGAACTCCTTAACCGCCTCTGTCCGTTTCTTAGTTATTCTTTTCATCTCATCCCTTTCCTGTGTTACATATACATCATACACAGGTAACTCGGGTTTGTCAATACCCTAGAAGTGACCCGTGGCCAGGGTGTTCAGGCCCTCGCCGTGCTCCTTGTACTTAGGGGCTATGCTCAGCGCTACTGCCCGCTTTGGATCGAAACCTTTGGCCACCAACTCCGCCAGAAGGACCACGTCCCTGGTAGGCAGATTGGTGTCGGTGTTTCGGCGAGCACTGGTCACGAAGTTTATGATCCGCTCGCCGGTGGTTGCACCAACTATGCGCTCAACAATCGTCTTCTCGTCGGCGGTGGGCCGGTCTAGCTCGATTATCGCCGCGAACCTGGACTCCAGGGCCTTGTCCAGGCGAACGGTGCTGTAGCCCTTACCCGCAGGATTTGCTGTTGAGACGAACCAGAACTTCTCATGCACCAGGATCTCGCTGACCCCAGCCTCGGGCAGGTTCCAGTACCGGAACCCGTTGTCCAACAGGCCGAACACTCGACTAATGGCCTCTTGAGGTGCTCGGGTTAATTCCTCCATCATGAAAGCCCGACCTTCACGAATGGCTGCTGTCAGGACCCCGTCACTCCACTCAACCGTAACCCCCCCACCATTGACAGACATGGGTCGCCACATCCCCACCAGGAGGCCTACGTCCATCCCGGGGTGAGCATTCACCCCGTCATACTCCAGCCCCAGCTCATGGGCCACGTGCCGGACTAGGACTGACTTGCCCCAGCCCGTTCCGCCAATCAGGAGGACTGGCATGGGGTAGAGGAGTTTCATCTCCCTAGCCAGGAGCCTGCCCTCACGGCTGAGCAGGACTTCTAATTTTCGGGTGGTGCCCGGGACCAGTGCTTCTATTTCCGTCGCCTCAGCTTCCGTTGCCTCTACTGCTTCCAATGCTGTCCCTGCCGATACTGTCGTTGACCTCCTCATCTCCGCCTTTGGGGACATCGACTTGAGCGTATCGCTTTTTACTGGTATCACCACAGGCCAGGGCACCTCGGCTTTTTCCTTACCTCCACCTACTCTCTCAGCCACCTCCCATATCGTTTTGGGCTTCATCCCAAAGCGCTTTGCTATGTAGGTCGCATGACCTTGGTGGACGGTCCTTCCCCAGTTCAGTACCAGCCTGTCAGGATCGCTGAGTCTCTGGGCTACTACTGCACCCCACCTGTGGAGAGCCAAGTAGTCAGGAGGCTTCCCAGTGACTCCATACTCCCCGAAGGGTAGTTTAGTCCCGCTCTCATCCTCCTCAACTACCTTACCCTCAATAAAGGCCTCTACCGCGGCCTTGAGGTCTTCACTCGCCTTCCATCTCTCTCTCATCTACTCACTCCTTTCTGTCTTGTGTTACATATACATCATACACATCCTATATAAGTTTGTCAATACATTTTCATAGGTAATTTACGCAATCTGAAACAAATTGATAGAACTGTTTCACCGCATTATTGGTGGTCAGTACGCGCTAGATTGTTCTTAACAGGAACTGGTTGCTGTGAGGTAGCGGAAAATTGGCGCCGTTAACCTACTACCATGCTCAGCCTTCCCGGATTGAGCGGCTGACACCCGAAATCTCATCACCAATAATCCCAAGCCTCTCAACGATCATATTTACAGCTAACTCAAAGAGCTCGCCGAGCGGAACTTCTCCCAGCGAGTCGGCAATGCGCTCAACACTCTCAGCAAGCGAGATGAGAGCAGCGGCTTGTGCCATCTGAATAAGTGCATCATCAGGTGAGACATTCGCATCATTATAGACATCCATCGCTATCTCTAAATGGTTCCGATCCCCCGGTAGAGGTCTATCCTTCTCTGGAGTGCAGTTAATGCACCACTTATTCTCACCATCAAACCACAGATATCGCCAACAGGTTGGACACTTCTCTTTGCTTATCATTTTGCTCATGTCAGTCCTCCAGGTCGTCGAGGATGCGCTCAGTTGCAATTTCGTCCACCAAACGCTTCAGGCCGATCCATACTCCAGGCATCTCATCATCAACCCTATTTACAAGTTGGCTCAGCGCCTCGATAGCCTCGCAGGAGCGCTGCCGCACTAGGGCTTTACGATTGTCCTGAGCCTCCGCCTTCGCCCATCCCGCCCGGGTTTTCTCCCACTCTCTCGCTGTGCGTTCTTCGCTGCGACGCTTGACCGCTTCGGGGTCGTGCTGGCGACAGTACCACTTGCCGTCACGCTCGACTACGCCGTTGCGGGTGCAGGGGCGGTGTCCCCAATAGCCACTACTCCATACTTGTTCCGAGCACGGTGGTTTCTGTTTGTCTGTCCTCATGACTAGTCCTCCTTTTAATCAGGAATCCACTTCCCGGGAATTCGCGTGTCGTCAAGCGTAGTATAGGCCTTCACCCATATCTGAGAGATATGACATACCCGACGCTTACACCATCGGCGATCTCGATATGGTGTTTTACTGGAATAGGCCCATTTATGTTGCCCTATCATGCAGAATAGCCTTCCGAGTACTGACATGCCCTACTCCTTAGTGAAAAAATAAGGTCGTTAGCGACCACCCGTGTGTCATTTCATGTCTCTGCCTCAAATGACCGCGCTACTGCGGTCCTACGCGGTCATTGTAGGTGGATGTGATACCTCGTTATAGATGTTTCTCGATCAGGAGGACCTTCTATAGTGAGGTTGAGAGTCATCCTCTAGAACTTCTCGGAGTAGCTCAGTTAGCCACTTCCCCAGGGTTTTTCCCTCACGCAGTGCTTGGACTCGGGCCTCTCTCAGGAGCACGTGCCCTTCGTCGGGTATTCGGATGTGGAATAGCTTGTTTGGCACTTGATTCTCCTTCTCCCTAAGTTATGTGATCTTCTACTTCTCTTGGTTATTTGTTTCTGCCTCAGCTGGCTGCTCTACCCACTCATCCACAAGCACCTTCAGAGACTTGAAGGCATCGTTTTGGGAGGAAGTGAAGATATTTCTTGCCTCTTCGATCTCCTTGTGAGCTCTCGCTGCCGCTAGCTGATGTTCCTTCATCTTCTTGTATGAGTCGATTGCGTCCAGTACTACTCGAGTCAGCATTTCTTCCTCCTTGACATTCTTTGCTTAGCCTGTTACACTACTGCTGAACCGGCCCCGCTACGCGGGTCAACGGTTCACCACCAAGAGGGAGGCCTTCATCTATAATGGGGGCTTTTCTCATTTCCGGGAAGAAACTCTCTTCACTCCTCCAGCTTCCTTACTCGACGGTAGAGCTCGTTGATCCATAATACTATCCATAGAAGGAATACGAAGGTGAGTATGGATAGCGTAAAAAGCCATACCACCATACCTGTTGACAGGTCGTTTAAGCCCACTATTGTAGTTGTTTCCATCACTCCTTCATCTCCTCTAGTGTTTCTCATTACTGGGAAGAAGACCACACTCCTCTATCTTTTCCGAGCAACTTATACCCCTCTATTAGTATGAGAAATAAACACTGCTCGCACACCTCTGGGGCCTCCCCGCTATCGAGCAGCAAGGGCACCCTGATGGTCACCTCAACCCGGGGCTCGTTGCTTCCAGGACAGTAGGCGCGTTCACTCCATTTAGGAGGAAGGAGCTCCGTGGGCACATCTGCACTGAAGAGGTTATCGAAGAAGACAACTCCCATGTCAACACCACCATCGTCATAACACGAAGGCTCTCCGTCTTTGTACTCACCGCAGTAATCGCACTTGAAAGCGCTAGCCATTGGTTTCCTCCAGGTCTAGGATTTCGCCCTGAGCATCAGCGATAACAGCGAAACGATCCTTGATCTCTTGAAGAGCACCAAGGCGTTTTCGCAGTATTCCCATCAGGGATTCAACACTGTTTATGTCGTCCTTTGGAAATATAGGAATTCTGTTCATGCTATTCCCAATAGGAAGGTCTCTAGCATCTACTATTACGACCTGAACAAACCCAGAACCATCCGCCTTGCACTCAAAACCTAGGATTTTAACTCTCATCGCACTCCTCCTTAAATGCCTTTGCTATCGTCAACCCACTCTGTCCTTGGTATCGCCCCTCGTACAACGGCTCGCTTTTTGGTTCTAATTTCACCTTCGTCATGCTCCAGATTGAGTCACCTGGGGTAATGAGAAGGTCAAAAGCGGATGAGTTGAAAGCGCGAATAGTCAGCGTTCCTTTGAACCCGGGATCAACGATGGTCAGAGGCGTGATGATACCTAGTCGCACCCAGGTTCCACGCACGGCGATGAATCCAACTGTGTCAGGAGGAAGATACACCTCTTCCTCAGTGGATAACAAGGCACTACGGCCTGGTGAGAGCACCCAAGGAAGCTTAGTGGGCGACTCCACCATACCGTCAATCTGTGCCTGGTTGCGTGAGTCAACCCGAGTAAAGAAGCCGGGAGGAACGAGGTTCTCCACTACAATCTCATCGGTTACATGCAGGTCCATCGCTTTAGTGTCCTTCCCTGAGAAGCACAATTATAATGTATACCCCTACTCCACAGAACAAGATTCCAAGAATGCCAGTGAAGTGGATAAGGAATAAGGGAGATATCTGCAGAGCAAGTAGAGTACTCCCAGCCAACAAGATTAATCCAATTATCAAACATGATCTCCCCCATCGACGCATAAATTTCCTAATTTCGGGTCCCATCGTTACCTCCCTTAGTGTCCTTTCCTAGGTTTGAGTGTCCCTATCACCTTGCCTGTCGACTGCCTCACTCCAACTGGCTCATCTTCTCTCTCCCAAGGGAAGTGAATCCAGAAGTTCCGGGTGCCCTCGTCTTTCTTGTCCATGAGAGCAACAAACTCCTGGTGCGGGTAGCACCGACAGAAGGCATCTCTCGTGCGCCCAGTGTCAATAACATCGTCCACGATAAACCGGGCTTTTTCCGGGGTTGGGACTGAACGAACCACTCCCTGGGACTTCAGCTGGAAGAGGCCAGCAACTACGTACCCACCATGGGGTACCCCATAGATGTAGGTGACGCTCTCACCCTTCAATGGTTTGAGTTTCCAGAGTAGGTCGGAGAGTCGGCGGTCAATGTCGTCCCAGTCGAATATGATTGTCTGGTCTACTACTTTACTCATGTGCCTGTGCCTCCAGCATCTTCACTGGAATCCTCCCGACTATCCTGTTCAACGCGAACCCGGTGATTTGGGCAAAGAACCGTGTCTCTTTGTCCATCGGCACACCATCCATTGATAACACCTTAGCCAGATGCAAGGTGAACCCCCTCCCCCCGCTTCCAATCCTGGGGTCGTGAGAGATATAGGGCCCATTACCAGTGACCAGGACTATACGGTGCCGTGACAAGCGGTACTCGAATGTGAGAGGGGAGAGGGTAGAGCCGAGGTTGACCTTCATCCACTCCCGCAGCGCTTCCCTCAACTTCTCGGTGTAGGAGCCTTCTGCTTTGTCATTCCCCTCTCTCTCGTAGTAGTCAAGGTACTCACGGTAGGCAGTAGCGGGGGAAGGTTCGCCAGTCCTTCCTTGTGAACTAATAGGTTCCCGGTGTACCCGGAAAGGCATTATACCCCGCCATCGGCCATTAACTACCTGCACGCTTGTCTCTCCTCACCCACAAATGTACCGACACCACCACCACCTGCACGTTCAGGCTCAGGAACCAGCGGTGGTCAAGCTTACCCACTCGAAGTTCAAACCCAAGTGCTAGTTGATTCCTGAGAAGGAAGATACGTAGTATGGGTCTCCGTAGTCTACTCATCAATCACCTTTGTTTTCAGGAGACTGCCTCATGTCATTCGACCTTCCTTAGATGATAAGAACACAATTCTCTATCTTATACGAGGGACTAACTCTCACCATACACTATCATCGCTCGCTCAGTTAATTTCCCCTCGAGTTCCGATTTCCTCTGAGCGAGGAGATCAACCTGATTCCGCAAGGCTACTACCTCCCCGAGACTGCGCTCCCACCCTGCCAAGCTGTTCAGCGCTGCTTTAAGCGTTCTCAGGTCGGTCAACACCTTTAGCACATGCTGCTCATGTCCTTCCAGGAGAGTTAGGAGATCCTTGATGGAGTGAACCGCTAAGGGGTTAGTCGGCTCTTCTCGCGGTGACATGACCACTTGAGTGGGTTCCACTTCTTGCTCTTGCTCAAGCGCTACTATCTGTTCCTGCACAGGTGCTAATTGGTTCTCCTGGGCTTCTAGCTTTATAGCCCGATAGATAGCTCGGATGATAGTGGTGTACGAGCACCCATAAGTCTCCACTAACTCTGCCCTCGTTGCTCCCGCTTCTTCCAGGGCCTTTACTTCTAGAACCTGCTCATCCGTCAGTAGAAGTCTTGACTTGAGCTTCCCAACCAGGCGCTTTTCCTCAGGCCGCCTTTCCTTGGGTGGTCTTTTGGACTTGTTCTCTTTTCTAATAATTTGACTTCTCACTGAGTGTAATCCGGCTTGTCTCACATTGAAGCGATCACTTAGTACTCTTACGGGTACCCCTTTGGCCACCATCTCCCTTATATCATCTTGTTCTTCTCTAGGTATGTCACACCATTCCCGCGTCATTTCAATCTCCTTCTACTTAGATAATAACAGTACCCTTCCTCATCTCGTAGGGTGGCTGTCCTGCTACCACCCACTTATCATTCTGCGGCTCCAGTAGCTTCGCGTATAACTCCCCTTCACTGTCTGTCAGAATGACAACGCAGTAGGCGTGGTTTGAGTTGATAGAGTTGTCTATCACTACCCCGATGCAGTTCAGGCCAAACAGAGCGCGTACCCGCCCCATCAGTGTAAAGGCGTAGTCATCACAATCAAACCAGTCCAGCTGGTACTTCCGCGAGTTTACCCAGTCCCACTTTATGATCCGCTCGAACATCTTCTGGGTGCAAACACGATACTTCCCATCTAGGGATTTCCACTGGAATACCCCTAACTGAGGGTAGCCGGTATGGATGACATCGTGTACCTTCCCAATGGGAGCAATTGTGTACTCCTTGAATACCCGAAGACGGATCTGGATAAGGAGAAGGGCCAGTAGCCACCTCCCCAGCTTCGTTGCGTATGCGGTCAGTTTATCTTTCATTGATCTGTCTCCTCTGCTATCTCCTTGACTATCCGTTCTACTACCTCGCTAGGAACATCCCATAAACTCAATGCGCCTTTGCAGGGAACCGGGTACTGGAGTGGGTATATCTCGGTGAGTTGCCAGGCCCATCGACCAGGGGTATAATCACCAAAAACCAACTCAGTTCCTGAGATCTGCGCAGAGACGCTAACTACAGGCAGAATATCTTCTAACGTCACAACAGCGATAATGGCACCGAGAGGCAAATCCTCATTAGGACGATTCAGAGCGTCTTGGAAGGGTTGAGTTTCCTTGGCAATATACTGAGCTGACCGAGGGAAACCCTTGGCCGCATGGATGGCGAGGCGGCCACGATAGTTAGTCCGCCAGGAGCGGGTCTCCCACTGTTTCTCGCCAATTGCTACTAGGGTCGCCCAAGGTTGAGTTAAGGTGATTGCTTTCATTCTCGTTCCTTCATCTACTGCACACTACCCCGAGCGATCAAGACCTCATTAGCACATGCCTCGCGAATACGACGGGCCATCCTCACAACGAAGCAGCTCCTACACTCGCAGTCATCCGGGTGCTCTCCGCTGTCTAGTCCACCCCCATAGACTCCACATAGGTCAGCGATGAAATTAGCTAGTTCAATTGGAGTCTCTAGGTTAGACATCTACCTGCTCCTCCATTACCACTCTGTGTGTACGATTGCTGGTTTCCAACCCCAATTCTCTAGCCATCCACTGATATACCCGCACAGCAGCGGGCAATCGGGCGCGGCCTCCTCGATGGAAATGTACCAACCATCACCGAGAACGGTGACCTCCCTGACACTCAGGTCGCCCCAATTGATTGCCTCATTATCAATATCTGGTGCGGCCCGTATCCGCCGCAAGCCCCTAGCCCTAAATACGGCACCATGCTCTTCGTCGGGTTCGTAGAGTTGCATTAATAGCCAGTTAGCGTTACACTGGATTACGTATTCCGGCTTCAAGGCGGGGCTGTTCGTCGCCTCGTAGAAGATTTGACTCTCAACCCGTTCCCAATCTGCTTTCGTCACAGGTCTCCACATCACTCGGCCTCTTCCGCCTTACCAACTCTCTGCAACTTGCCCGCTTTGTTGGTCGAGTACTTCCCGGGAGCATACGTAGTCTCTACGTTCTTCCCTCTTTCTACCAACATCTTACGTCTAGCTGCCTGAATCGCCAGCACCCCTCCCATTATCTGCGCTCTAACATCCACTACACTCGGCTCCCCCTCAATACCTTCAGGACCTGGCGCGATATGCTCATGGGCATTGAATCGCCTGGCTTTGTTCTTCAACCGATGTGCGCCCAAGTAGTTAGCGTGTCGTTGTACCTTAGCCCGCATCTTCTGGGTTCTCAGGCGTTTCTCCCTGCGGTGTTCGCGGTTGATGGTCATGCTCGCTATCTCCTTCCTCCTACTTCCCAACCAATGGCATCAACACAACGGTATGACCACCACTCCACAACACCACCGGGTCCAGCTTCTTTCCTATTCCCAGGAAGATGGAATCGGTAGTCATGGACTGAAGGCTCTCAACCAAGTGAGTCCCGTTCAGCATGACTTCACCCGGGTTGCTGACTGTGGCATCCAGTACACACTCATACTCCCCTTGCTCTTTGGACAGGGAAGATATAATGATTCTTCCTGGAGTTCCTGGCTCCACCACCATCTTTACCGCGGAGTAGTCGTGCGGCATGGTTCCAGCACTACGTACAGATCTCAGTAGCTCCTCCCTGTCCACCTCAACGACACACTGATGCTCATCTCGGATTAGCTGCTGGTAGTTGGGGAATGTGCCCTGCACCAAGGGACTGGAAATGCGAGCCTGTGTCAGCTGAAATGAGACATACCCGGGCCCAATCCCAACAACCACCGATTCGTCATCTATCAGTTGCTGCACTATAGAGAGGGTGTTTCTGGGGATGAGCATTTTAGCTTCTGCATCCCCTTCAATATCGACCGTTGTCACTGCCAACCGGAAGCCATCCGTAGCAGCACACCTCAATTGTCCAGAACCCATATCTAACAGGACTCCCTGAAGTACTGGCCTGGATGCCTCCTTAGCTGCGGCGAAGACCACCGACACACCATCCTTCAGGGAGTTCCCTGATAGGATAATGCTGGAGGTTTCCTCTGCGGAGGGCACCGGAAACTCCTCGGGATCAGTCCCTCGAACCTTGGCTTTTGAGCGCCCGCACTTCAGCCTTAGCTCACTCTTGTCGAGTTCCAGCTTCACCTCGTCCTTGGCCAGAGTTGAGACGAGGTCCGCCAGCATCTTGAACGGGACAAGCGCTCTCCCGGGTTCCTCTACTTTGGCATCCAGCCAGACGGTAGCACTGGTAGCCAGGTCTGTTCCTTGTAGGGTGAGCTGTCCTCCACCAGCTTCCAAGAGGATGCTCTGAGTGATAGGATTGAGGGCCTTACCGCTGGGCACGACCCTTCCTACTATTGTTAGTCCTCTATTTAGGTTCTCTTGCAGGCACGATACTTTCATGCGATTCTCCTTGTATTTGGGTAACTACTCCCAACTATTCTCCACACGCCCCACAGCATCCAGCACCTCCTGAGTGTTAGGGCCAGCATCCACTATAATGATGGCCTTGTGCTCAGGAGTACCCGGACTACCCATAGCAACACGGACTACTCCTGCATCAGATTCATTTGCCAGATGCACCAATCTTTCGATGAGATTAGGAAGCTTGTCCATACAGAATGGCATGAGATTCTCCTTCTATATAGTAATTCGACGTTCTGTAGTTGGTATTGACCTGACGAAATCCAAGCTCCTTCAGCTTGGGTATGAAACGAGGATTGAGGCACGTGACAGATTCTACGTAGATTCCATGATAGTCGAATCTCCTTGCGAGTTCTTTGACTCTCTCTATCAGGGCAGGGAAGTTGCCTCTACCTGGAGTGCGAGTTATGATATTTGCTAGGTCAATGGTACTCAGGATCTGGCCGTCTATACCTCTCGGGCCCTTCCTAGCGTAGATCTCATAGGTAGTCGAACCCACGCGTTCCTTAATATATGAGTGATTCGGATTGCCTATCATGAATTGTTCTAGGCTGAGGCGGCGCATTAGCGTGGGTCTTTCCTTGTATTCGGGTCAATGATGATTGTATTTCACAATGATACACACATCAAACAGGTTTGTCAATACCCCCGTGCAGAAACTCCCAAATCCCCTTAGCCGTCTTATCCCCTATGCCAGGAACTCCCTTCCAATCAACCAACGTGGCCGACATGACCGCCATTGGGTTCGAGAAGAACCCGGCAATCTTATTTGCCCGACCAATGCTAATTCCTGGCAATCCCTGAATCCAATGCAGGTACCGTTCCTCAAAGGTCGATACATACCAGGCGGGTGAAAGCGTAGGGCGAGACCTATACCCACCATGTTTTGGGTTGTCGAAGTACTTCTGGAAGTCCCGCAGGAGCTGAGCAGTGTCCCTAGTGTTGGCAGTAAACTCAATGTCAGCACCCTCCACGAACCTAATACTCCTCAGAAGATTCCTCACCCCTGTTTTTGTCCAGCGTGTGAGACGTTTTCCATCTCGGAGGTAACCATCCTGGGTGTAGGTGAACTTCCCCTCACACACCACAAACCCATAATCCGCCTCCTCCCGCATGGCAGTACACTCTCGGGCTAGCCTACCATCCTCAGCAGAGGCAAGCAGGTCTCCTGGTACCCTCTTGCGTTCAGAAGCAATCAACCCAGCCTCGGTAAACTGCAGAAAGTCGAATCCTTGGGTTGTGGATATACCTTCCTCCGCTAGATGCTTCTTGAACCGAGGCCATTCGTTGCTACTAACCAATATTTCCATGAGTGCTAGTCGAACCTAAGGGAGGTCAGGTTTTTCTCCATTATCCACTTCCCGGCAATTCTGATCGAACACTTACTGCATAACCGAACCACCCATTCCTTGATAGGGCCATCTGGCCCCTTCGCCTCCTTGGCTGCAGAGAAGAAAACGGATCCGCTGCCACACAGATCACACATGACTACCCCTTTCCTTATGCGTATAATTCAATGTACTGAGCTACGAAATCATAGAGTGGTTCCTCAGTCACATAATCCCTCCCCGGGAGATCCTTTGCAGTGGTGTAATGCCAGGATCTGGTGACCTTATGCATCCTATCTCTCTCAATCTGACTCGAAAGGAGAAGGGCGGTATGAGTCTGATGTGCTAGCTCCTTCTGTCCTCTAGGTGCAAGTCCCACACTAGAAAAGACCTCGAAGGGCCCAGCGTCCTCCCGGGAACTGGTTATCCCAGTGGTTAGGAGTACGTTACACCTAAACAGGTACAGGATATTGGTGATAAAGTAGTCATAGGTCTCGTTTATAACCTCCCATGCCCCCCTCGGAAACTCAGGTATAAACATCGAGGCCTCAGGTACAGACTTCGCCGACTTGAGCATCTTATCCGCGAGTTCGAGCTTGTAGCGCTCTACGGCATACCAACGGCGCGCGAAGGCCCAGGCAAGGTCAACTCTATCCACTGCCACCCAGTGATCCTTCTTGATCTTGCCTTTCCAATCGTCGATGCACTTCCTCACCTCCTCCCAGGAAAGAGCTACCACGAGGTGCATGTTCTTAGGGACTCCGCCCTGACCATGCAGGAATGCCCCTACCTTATCCTCTAGGTCAAGGACCCACATCTCCTTACCTTGGTCAGCTAGCCATCTGCATACTTCGACTAAGTGATGGGTTTTCCCGGTACCGGGTCCTCCCATGAGGAGAATCCTTTCGTACATCTCAACCTCCCTTTAGCGCTTAGGCTATTAAAACTGATACTAGGGAATCCTTAGAAACAGATATAGTTGGAGGCCATTGCTTCTTTCTGATAGCTGTGGGGAGTGATAACCAAACAGTTGCTTCTGAGATTTCGTCATAATAATGACAGAGTACTCCTTTTATGGTGTTCTGATCTCTGTCTTTAATCCAGACGTAGATGTTGTCTTCACCTCCATCTAGAGCGTAAGCTGATACAGCAACTATCCAAACTTTCTTCCTGTACTTGGGCCACTCATCCGGTACTACATAGTGTTTGTCTACTGTAGGACCACCCAACATCACTTTTCCTCCAATGCCTTTATTCTTATGTCGTCATACGGCTTCGAGGTTCTCTCGGCCTTTTTTATGATCGAGGGATCCACTAACTCTCGCAGCATTTTCTCATCCAGGGTCTTCCTCGTTCTCGACCCCGAATATGACACACTCACCCCACCCACCCGGAACTTAGGTTTACTCTGGGCATGCTGTAGGAATATCCCCTTCGCAAACTCTATATTCCCCTTAGCCTCTGCCTCCTGCTTCTTGCCTTCCTTCCACAGGTCAGCCGCCTCCATCAGCTCAGTCTCGGTGGTCTCTGGCATACTTTCCTTCTCCTCCGTCTCTCCTGTACCCTCAGAGCACAGGAACCGGAAGGAGCACCATTGACACTCGGTAGCTTCCACCCCATCTGGTAGCTCCCCAGTCCTGACGAATGCCTCAACCAGGTTCAGTTTGTCTATGATCTGGTCGAGAGTGATAGGAATGTGCTGAACTGTATGACCTTCTAGAATCTCCTTGCCATACGGGATGGTGAATCTGTCCATCTTCCCGTTATCGCGGTTCTTTACTACGTAAAGGGCTGGTGCCTGCGAGAAGCCAATATAACAGGCTACCTGGGCTTGATATCCTGGATAGCCAGTCAGGCCCTCCTTCATAAACTTCTGAAAGGGGAAGAGACCCATAGACTTGAACTCACAAGGATATCTCCTATCGCCGATAATCAGGTAGCGGTCTACGTGACCAAGGAGGCGAATGAGGGGGGTGTTAATCTCAATATGATGTCCCCCAATACCAGTCTCCCCGAACTCATCCCGGCACTGCATACACTCCCCGGCATCCTCCAGCTCATATCCCTCCTCGGCTAGGTCTTCGGCAATATGAATCTCGTGTCGTCTACCTTCCTTAAATAATAAACTCGGGTCTCTCCTATCAGGTATAGGATCATAGTCGAGTCGAGCGGCAGCTAAGGCACGAGGGCAACCCCCGGCCTCTGACATTCTATAGATACCCATATTACTTCTCCCTGAGAATAAGCGCCTCACCAGGGTGAGTGTGCTTGAACCGCCACTTTCCCTTCTTCTTGCTGAGTGCACTCCTCAACCCACATTGATGCCCATCACAGAATACATCTGGGTGACTTATCCTGAGATAATTGCCCTTCTGCATCTCAAGGGCAAGCCTCACAGATTCGGCGGGTTCTGCCTTGCCCCCCTTTACCCATTCCTCTTTTGTTATTCTAGAGGTATAAGGGGTAGGATTAGGTTGATTATGCGACTCACGTTTCATTGACTACCTCGTCTGCCCCGAGTGTTTTTAGGACCATCTTTCCTAATGTGCCTTGTACCTCATGCGCCGAAACGAAGGATCGCAGCATCCTCATAACCTTAGTTTCTGCCTCCAGCACGGTATTACCATAGGCCGTAAGGCCAAACTCTTTTATTCGCGCGGCATATACATACACGCTGCCGGGCCCGTAGTGAACTCGTCTTAGTGTTGTTAGTGTTACCAACGATTCTACTTTCCGTGATTCTACCCAACTTATCCAACCAATTTTTTCCATCTGTCCATCACCTCGTTCTTTACTATGGCTGTTCCAGGGACTACCACACCCTGGTATGATTGCCTATCCAGGAGCGACCTGGCGGGCTCACGCTATTGGCAATCGTGAGCAACCTGTGTCTGTTCGGCTGACAAGAGCCACCACTGTGTGAGGAGTAGTCAGCCTGGCCATTTCCACCACCAGCCAAGATTGTGGGGCCAGATTCTCACCGACGCGGCGATTCGTACATTAGTGCCTCAGGGATCTTTCTCCCCTGTCTATATTTCAGCAGACTTCCAATCCACCTGCCCTGGCTTTCGTCTTTCGACACCGCCACGGTTTGCGCCGAGGACTTTGAGCGCAGGTATGTTTTAGCCGCCATACCGCCCACAATCATTACTCTCATGACCTATATGTACGCCCCATCCGGCCCCTTAGTCAGCTTCTCGGCAGCCTCCAACTGGGCCAGCAATTCCTTATTGAACACTGCATTGAGCAGCGCCTTGTTCCCCTTCAACTCTGACCGCATGATTCCCTGCTTGAGCTGCTGCTCCGTCTTCCCGGAGGCAAGCTCGGCCAGCTTACCTATCTCCTCGTCAGTGAACTCAGCCCCGCCGGGCTCTGAGCCTGTTGCTGAAGAGGTACCATCCCCGAAAGAAATCAGGGCCGTTGGCATCAATACATCCCGTTTCTCCCCGCTCACCGTGGTCATCTCTACCTGTTCCCAGTGTGCGTTGATCCCGATGTAGAACTCCGCCTCGGTCATGTAGTAGCCCCGCGCCTGAATTATCTCCACTCCCTTGGCGCGATCACCACCACCAGCTAGGGCGAGTATGCGGTTTACCAGTTCCCCGGCGCGACTAGTACTCACGAAGTTTCGTATATCTGCGTTCTTCCCGCTGACAATCTCTTTCCCGTCCCGAGTCACTTGCCACAGGCGTTTTGCCCCTATCGACCAGAACTGATCTATGGGTTTGTCCAGGTCTGGGCCTTCCAGTTTCAGGTTCAATACCGGGTCGTTGGCCCCACCTTCAACCTTCTCTTGGTACTCTGTCTTGGGTGAAGCGAACCACGCATCCACTATCTCGGCGTCGAAGTCGTCCGCGAACCCTGCTGGTGTGTCGAAATCTTCTGGCCTCATCACTCTCTTAGTTGTCAATTCCTTCTCCTTTTCCTGTACTTATGCCTACACGCTCGTATTTAACGTTCACTCACAAACTCCTGAACTAGATTATAATTTCATAGCTATTTGTCTGACCTCCCGCGAGAATTGAGTCTCAGGATATTCCTCCAGTATTTCATCCATGGAAAGTCGAGTATTTTCTATAGCTCCAGTATGCCCTTTACCGTGGTTTCTACCTTCACAGACGCAGGTACAGGTAGGATTCTTGGCGTTGTAACATGAGGCAGAGCATGTTCTTACTCGTTTTGCTCCAGGTGTTTTACGTCGAATTAAACTAGGCATGTTTAGTTAGACCCCTCGGTTAACTGCTGTGATATATTCGCACGAATTCTTCCTCTAGGTGAGAAACCTACAAGAGTAGTATTGCTTTTGACCAGTGGATAACAGTTAATACACTCACCAAGTAGATGAGGTTCATCTGCTAGAATGTCTGAAACACTCCAACCTTGTTGAATTATTGGCCAATGATATATAGGGAGAAAGGTGTTAAGTAATGAGTACCAGGAACCAATCTCCCCAACTTCTACACAAGTTATGGGAATCCCTTCTACAACGCCAACCACATCTGGCCAGACGAGTCTAATACCAAAGGGAGATGAAAACACGAACTGATGGTCAAGAACGACATTGAGTCCTCTCTCTCCTAGCCAGTCACAAGCTAGTAATATGCCTTTCTTGTGAGCGCTGCCTTTCTCGTAACTATTATTGCTGTTCACAGTGAACTTGCTTTCTTGCGTCTCGAATGGCCATTCTGATATGACGTAGGTGAGTGTTTAAGGATTCTTTAATCTCGTCTAGCGTTGTACCTGGCTTAACTAGCAGAGTAGTAAAATGATTAGGAAGTAGTTCGACATCACCCTCAAATCCTGATTGCCTAATTTCTTCAGGAATATAGGTATGCCCACTCTTTTGCACTTTCATCTTCAAACGAAATTTTTTTTCTGTCATAATCTTCTCTTGTAGTTGATAATTGATTGATAGTACATTATCAGACCTCGTCCAAGATGTCAACATTTTTTTCACAGTGGATTTTGCATACCCCTTGCTTAACCTCAAGATAGGTAGCTGGACTCAATTACTACTTCAATCCCTCCCCTAACCATGAATTTCCCGGTTATAATCATACGAAGGGGTGAGCATACTCCTACAAGGTCTTTAAGTATGTTCCCTACTACTGCCTCATGGAAAACCTCTACGTTCCGGTAGGATACAAGGTAGAGTTTCAAGGATTTTAGTTCAATTATTTCTTTCCCTGGCCGGTAAGAGATGGTGATAGTAGCATAATCGGGTTGCGATGGGGCAAGGGGGCACAGTGACGTGAACTCAGGATAAGTCATTCTTTCCTCATACTCACTAGGATGAGGATTGGGTACAGTTATGAGGAGTTCGGGTTGAGGTCTATCAGTGAGGACTAGCTGTAAGTTTTTAATCCTGCCCTTTAGTTTAGGATCTACTTTATTAAAACTCATTTCTCCACTCCTATTGGTAGAAATTGCTGAACTGGCCGTGCCAGTGGATTCTTGCGACCTACTTCTAGAATAAGGTCGTCTACTTTGTGTTCAATCGACAGTTCCTCGCACATGAGCTTTAGGCGGCCTAGTAATTCTAGGCCCCTCTCATATCCTTCTTGTGTGATTGGGTCGAACTTAACGGGACACCCCATAAACCAATTCCTTCCATAGTATTCCCTCGTGAGGTAGGCTGTAGTCCGGACCCTTTTTAGTTTCATTAGGGGGAAAGCGCAGTGGATAGGATTAAGGGTATGGATCCTGCAGAGGTTGTGAATAAGGTCTAAGTGAGGACATACTTCTTCTGTGTGATCCTCCAAGTACAGGTTTATTGAGGTACTCCCTATCCTACACACAACCATCCTAGGACTGTATATCTCTTCCCTGTAAGTATTGGTTAAGGACGTGTACTGTTCTTCTGTGTAGACACTGTGACACCTTATCTTCCAGCAGCAACGAGAGCAGTTGTAGTCCAGGCTGTTGTATTCCCTAAATAAGTTCATGCTGACTACCACTCGGTCAGGTGGGTTGTATGTTTGAATAATCTCCTTTCCTTGATAATTGAAGGAGATGGTAAAAGGATACCTGGCAACTGCCTCAATATACTCGAAGGCCTTCTTTATTGATAAAGGGAGGGTGTAGATCGAGC